CACCGGAAGATGACCCTACCTGGAACCTGGGTTCGCCCGATGCTGGCGATCCGGTGCAGGGGCCGGTGATCGTCAATGACGCGATGACGGTGCCGATGTGCGCGCGCAATCTGGGCGTGGTGCTGAAGACTGTGTTCGGAGCGCCCGACAGCGCAGAGACGGGCGTTGACAGCGGCGTTTTCGAGCATGAATTTGTGTCGGGGCAGGAATTGCTGAGCTTTGCCAGCCAGACCGGGCATCCGTTGCTCTCGACGCCCAAATGGAACACCGTTTATGGGACGAAGGCGGGCGGGCTTAATTTCGATCTGGCCCGTACCGGCCGCGCCCTGGCTGAGGTGCCGCTGATCGGGCAGGGCGAAACCAGCGATGTCGGTGGTGCGCGTGACGCAACGCCAATCCAGCTGGCCTATCTGCCCTTCGATAATGCCAAGGCCGCGATCACGGTGGGGGGCAGTGCCATCGGCAATGTCAGTGCGGGCCGGGCACAGTACACCAACAGCCTGGAGAGCGCGGAGAATATCCGGGCTGACGGGTTGATCGATGGCGTGGATGAAGGCGAGCGCATGTGCACCGGCACGCTGGATGTGCGCTACAGCACGTCTACCGCGCTCGAGACTTTGGCCAACGCCAAAACCCCTGCCGCTGTGGTGATCACCTATGGCCTGGCCTCACACCCTGATTTCAGCCTGGTCATCACCATGCCGCGGGTGTTTTTCTTCAAGCCGAAGCTGCCGATCAATGGCCCAGGCGGGATCAGCCAGAGCTGGCAGTGGCGCGCGGCCCGTGACCCTGACCTGGGCTACCTCATGTCTGTTGTGCTGACCAATGACGTGGACAGCTACTGATGGATATTGGTGAAACTGACCGCAAAACGCCCCGTTGGCTGGATCTGGCCGACGGGGTTTCCGTGTTTGCTCTGCCGGTGACCACGCCCATCAGCTATGCGGCCCGGTCTCGGGCGGACCATATGGTGGTGCAGGCGATCGAGGGTGGCGAAGCCGTGAGCCGCGCCGGTGGACATGTGACTGGCCTGCCTGATCTTAGCGATGAGGTCGAGCGCAATGGCGTCTGGACCTATTTCTATCTAATCGGCATAGCCGAACTGACGGTCAGCGACTGGAAGGGCGTGCAGGAGCGTGGCGCCGACATTCCTTTCGATTCGGCCAAGCTGGCGGCCGTGATCGCCGACCCTGTGGTCAGTAACGCCTTTAGTCAGAAACAGCTCCAGCGCCACAACCGGATCGCCCGCGAGGGAAACTGATTGCGCTCCTTGCCGCCTGGCATTGGGGGCGCGGCAAGGGGCGCAAATATTGTGAAGGCTGCAAGGTAACGGGCGCTGCATGCGCGACCACGCAGCCGGGAGACTGCCCCTATCATGCCCATGCCCCGAAGTCGGATGAGGGGCGCATGGCCTGGGGGTTGTTCATGGATGACGCGCACCGCTTGCGGCTTTCCCCCGGGGGCGCAGTGCTTGGTGTCGACATGGATCGCGCCCTGCGCCGGCTGATGCTGGCCGGGGTTGATGGCGACGAGGCGGAAACACTGTTGGCCGGCTGCGAGCGTGGTCTCGTCAAGGCACTGAGCGAAAAGGATGACGATGGTGAACCGGAATAAGGAAGTGGGTGTCCGCGTCTCGCTAAAGGGCGGTGCGGATACGCTCCGGCGCTTTCATGAACTGGGTCTGGAAGGGCACCGCGCCCTGGCCCAGATCGAAGCCCAGGGCCGGGAAGCCAATGCCGTGCTCAAGCAGATCAATGCGAGCGCGCAGGTGAGCCGGGAGGTCTTTGGTGGATTGCAGCGGCTGCGCGGCGGTGTGGCCGGACTGGTCACTGGCCTTGTGGCCAATGCCACCGTGCAGCAGGTGCGTGACGTGGCGCGCGGCGTGGCGGAAGTCGGTGATGCCGCCAAGCGGGCAGGCCTCGACATCAGGGCTTTCCAGGAGCTGAAGTATGTTGCCGAGCAGAACCGCATCGGCGTTGACCAGCTGGTGGACGGCATAAAGGAACTGAACCTGCGGGCTGATGAATTCATCACCACAGGGGGCGGCTCAGCTGCCGAGGCGTTTGAGAGGCTGGGCTACAATGCCGAGCGGCTGCGCGAAAAGCTCAAGGATCCTTCGGCGCTGTTCAGCGAAATCATCGGCAAGCTGCAATCGCTCGACCGTGCGGCGCAAATCCGCGTCATGGACGAGATATTCGGTGGTTCGGCCGGCGAGCTGTTTGTGCAGCTGATCGAGCAGGGTGAGCAGGGTATCCGCGATACGATCACAGCAGCGACCGAGCTGGGTGCGGTGCTGGACGAAGACCTGGTCAAGAAGGCCGATGATCTGGACCGGAAGTTTTCCGAGATTGCCACCACGGTGGACCAGGGGCTGAAGCGGGTGATTGTTGAGGCGGCGCACCTTCTGGGCGTTTTTCTGGACCAGTTCAACTCGATCGAAAACCGCACTCAGATCAATCCTCTGCAGAACCAATTGGCCCATCTCTACAATCGACGGGCGGGTGTTAGGGACTCCATCGCCACGCTGGAAGACGACATCGCAAAAATGGGCGAATTCAATCCGCTCAAGATGCTGAGACAAGGAGAGCTGGCGGAGCTTCGGCAGGAGTTTGAGGACCTAACGACGGAAGCGGATCGCCTGTTGTCCCGTATAACGGAGCTCCAGGGTCGTGGCTCCACTCCGCCGGTTGTGCCAAAGATTGACCTGCCTGGGAGCCTGCCAAGCTGGGAGGACTTCAGCTCCACATTCAAGTCACCAACGTCTGGCGCCGGATCCAGTCGCAGTAGCACCACCACCGATGCCGATCGGCAAAGGGAGAAAATTCGCGGCGTGGTGCAGGCTTTGCAGGATGAGCTTGCCGCGCTGAACATGACCGCCGTCGAGCGGGAGGTAATGAACCAGCTGCGCCGCGCCGGTGTGGAGGCGGCGTCCAGAGAAGGGCAGACAATCCGTGGCCTGGTCGAGCAGCTGGACAAGGAGCGGGATTCGATCGAGCTGGTCGAGAGTGCGATGGAAAGCCTTGGCGGAACGGCCAAGGACGTGCTGGGCAGCATCGTTTCGGGTTTTCGTGAAGGCAAGGAAGCTGGCGAGGTGCTGGCCGATGTCACTGACCGGCTTATCAACAAGTTGCTGACAGGTGGCATCGATATGGGGGTCAATGCCCTGACGGGCTGGCTGTCGAGCGCGTTCCGACCGGCAACGGCAGGGTTTGTCCCCGGCCTCACCGGCCCGTCACTCTTTGGCCAGGCGCATTCCGGTTGGCTGGTCGGCCGGGGCAGTGCGCCACAATCGCGGCATCTGGCGACCCTGCCGCGCATGCATAATGGCGGCCTCAGCCGGGAAGAGGCGTTGATCGTCGCCCGCCGGGACGAAGGCGTGTTCACGCCACGCCAGATGGACAATGCCGACAGCCTTGTGCAGGCCCTGGTGCGCAATGCACAGCAGGCGCGGCAGCAGGCTGGCCCCCTGCATGTCGAGATTGTTAACCCGGCAGGCGACAAGCGGGTGGAAAGCGCGGAAATGCGGCAGGGCAGAGATGGCATTCCAATTGCCCGGGTCGTTCTGGCGGAGGTCAAGAACGGTTATGCCCGAGGCGAAATGGACGGGTTGATGCGCGAGCTTTATGGCATCAACAGAAAGGGTCGATAGTGAGTGTGACCGATTATCCCAGCAAACCGGGGGACCGCTGGAGCTTTGCCAACACAACCAGCGGCGCCCTGCAGGTCACCGTCACAGCGGGCGACGGCACTATCGTTGCTGCCAAGCTTCATCCTGGTGCCGAGATTGAGCTGGTCACTGGTGAAGCGGGGGCAATCGGGGTGAAAATCGAAAATGTGGATACTCCGGCGCGGCCCGCATTGGTGAGATCGGATGCCTGAAGCCTGGCCGGCCGACGTGCCACACACCCCTATTGCTGGCAGCTTTCAGGGCACGCCGTTTCGCGCGGCGGATGCAACTGAGTTCGAGGATGGACCTGCGCGGGCGCGGCGGCGATCCACCCTGCGGATCGCGACGCTGCGCTTTGCCATCCGCATGTCAAACGCCCAGTTCGATGCCTTTCACCTCTGGGTCAACGAGGTGCTGATCGATGGCACCTTGCCCTTTTACATGCCGGTGTGGCGTGGGGGCGGATTTGTCACCAAGCTCTGCCGCTTCACGCGCGGCGAACCCTTTTCCGACGATCCGGGCCAGGGGTTGCGGCACCGGGTATCGGTTTCGCTCGATGTCGAGGATTATTGATGACGGATTGGTCTCAGGCTCTTGAAGAAGCCTATGCATCGGCGCCGGCAGATGAATTCGTGGTGTCCACATTGGAACTCATTCACCCCGCATTCGTGGATGAGAGCGACAATGCGGACAGTGTGCGCATCGTCCTGGACGAGCGCGACTGGGACCTGACACTTGAAGCGGATGCGCCACTCTTTGGTGGAGAGACCAAGACCTTTCAGGCCCTGGCCATGGACGTAACCTTGCCCGAGCAGGTTGACGGGCAGATGGGCAGCATCAAGCTGGCGCTCGACAATGTGCCGCGCACGGTGTGGCCGAAGCTGCAAGCGGCTGCAAAGGTGCGCGCATCGGCCAGGCTGGTCTATCGGGAGTGGGTGGCGGTGCGCGATGCCGAGAGTGGCGCCTATGTCGCCAGCACTGCGCCGGACCTGATTATCGGCGACCTGACCATGCGGGTGGTTTCCGCCTCGGTCCTGCGGATCGAGGGGACGGCAACCTTTGTCGACCTGCTCAACAAGGGGTTTCCCCGGCGCACGTTCAGCCGGGAGGATTTCCCTGGCTTGTTCGGAGCGGATTGATGGATCGGGTGGCGATCATCAATGGCCTGATCGGCCGGCCATATGATCTGGGTGGGCGGGCGCCGGGCAGTATTAACTGCTATGGCTGCGCACGGATCCTGCAGCGCGAGATTTTCGGGCGTGACATGCCGGACTTTGCCATGCCGGGAACGGCCGGGCGGCAGGGGATCGCGGCGGCCATCGCCGTGCACCCAGAGCGCGGCCGCTGGCAGGAAATCGGTGCGCCTGAGGATGGCGCATTGGTGACCATGGCGCGCAATGATTGCGGCTATCATATTGGCACCTGGCTGGCTGAGGATGGCGGCATCATCGTGCATGCCCTGGAGGTGGTGGGCGTCGTTGCCGACACAACCAGCTCGCTTCAGGCGGTCGGCTGGCGCCGCTTTCGCTTTCATAGACCCCTCTAATCCGAGAGCATTTGATGATCTTTCCTGACCCTGCCCCGTCAAAGGGCGGGATGGTTCAACTCGTCACCGGTCCTTTCGGGGCGCCAGAGCGCAGCATTGCGCTCGACCGTCCCATGGCGATTGCCGAGGTGATTTCGGCCTATGCCCTGCGCTTCCGCCTGCCCACGATCGCCGTCATGCAGGGTGAGCCGGTCTTGCGCGGGCTATGGGCGGTGCGGATGGTGCGACCCGGCGAGGTGCTGAGCTTTGTGGCCGTTCCTCGGGGCGGCGGCGAGGCAGGTGGTACCGGCAAACAGATCGCCGGCATGATTGCGGCCCTGGCGCTGTCGGTGGCGGCGCCAATGATCGGGGGATTGCTCTTCGGCGCAGGTACGCTTGGCGCCAGTCTGGCCTCTGCGGCCATTCTGGTGGGTGGCGGTCTGTTGCTCAACGCCATTTTCCCGCCCCCTCAGGCGGCGCCGGCGGCGACGGCCGAAAGGGTCTATTCGGTCAGCGCGGCCAATAACCAAGCGACGCCGCTCGAACCGCTGCTCAACCTTTACGGGCGCTTGCGCTTTGCGCCGCGTCACGCCAGCCGGCCCTATGCCGAATATCGGGGCAATGATCAGTATCTCTATCAGTTGTTCCTGGTGACGACCGGCAAGGCCGATATCCCCAAAATTGAGATCGGCGATACCGAGGCCTGGAACAGTATAGACGGCTATTCGAGCAGCTTTTCGGATCTGGAATTTGAGATTGTCCAGCCGGGGCAGGACGTGACCCTGTTCCCGGCCAATGTTGTGACTTCGTCGGAAGTCAGTGGGCAACCGGTGCCTGATCCGCCTTCGGTGCTTGGGCCATTCGTGGTCAACGCCGCTGGCACGACAGTGGATCGTCTGGCGGTGGACTTCGCCTTTCCGGGCGGTCTCTACACAGCCAATAACAAGGGTGTGGCTGCAAACTCGATCGCGCTGCGGGCGCAATATCAGGCGATCGACGCCAGCGGTGATCCGATTGGTGGCTGGAGCGATCTCTTTGCCGAGACGGTTTCGGCGGCCACCCGCACGCCTCAGCGCATGAGCCGAGAGGCCAACGTGGCTCCCGGGCGCTATCAGGTACAGTTCCTGGCTGATGAAGCCTTTGACGCTGACGATGGCGCATCTGTCAATGCGGTGGTCTGGGCTGGGTTGCGGGGGTATCTCACCGATTTTGTGACCCCGCCCAATGCCACTTTGCTGGCCATGAAGATCCGGGCCAGCGAGCAATTGAGCCAGACGGCCGCCAATCAGGTAAGGGTCACGGCCGAGCGCTATCTGCCGGTCTGGACCGGGGCGGCATGGGAGGAGCAAAAGACGCGGTCCATCGCCTGGGCGGCAGCGGATTTGCTGATGAACTCCGACTATTCGCTGGGCCTTTCGAGCAACACGTTCAGCCTGGACGAGTTGCTGGCGCTTGACGCCACCTGGGCGGCGCGGGGTGATACGTTCAACGCCCTGTTTGACCGAAGCTGGACTGTGCAGGATGCCCTGCGCGCCATTCTTCGGGCCGGGCGGGCTCAGGCCGTTCGCCAGGGCGGCCGGATCGGCTTTGTCCGGCTAGAACCCAAAACCGTCAAGCGCGCGGTGTTTTCGCCCCGCAATGTCGTGCGGGGGAGCTTCCGCCACCAGCTGGTGCTGTTCGATGAAGAAAAGCCTGACCACGTCATCGGCTCCTATGTCGACGAGACAACCTGGCAGACACAGGAAGTAGTGGGATCACTGGCTTCGATCGGTGCCGATGCACCGCAGAAAGTGGAGTGGTTCGGCATCACTGATCACGACCAGGCCTGGCGGGAGACGGTCACCGAGGCGGCCGTCAATGCCTATCAACGAGAATTTGTGAGCTTCACGGCCGAATGGGAAGGCAAGCTGCTGACGCGCGGTGACCCTATCCTGGTCCAGCATCCGTTTCTGGAAGGCGTGGAGCCGGCCGCCTTGGCGGCGCGGAACGGGGATGAACTGATCCTTGATCGAGAACCGGCGAACGCTATCACTGGCGATGCCTATGTGGTCCTGCGCGGGCGCGATGGCCGGGAGTGGGGGCCGTGCCTGGTGGCCAGCATGACCGGCGACGTCATCTCGCTTGATGCGGCGGACCGGGCCGTGGTCGAGGCGGGCATGGGCG